ATAATATTAAGAAACTTGGGGTTGATGTAAATACATTATTTACAAAATTATATGGCGAAACGATTGATTATGCAATATCCGCAGACAAGCATCATTTAGAAGAATTTGAGAGTTACGGCATTGAGAACATCCTGATTAGATCGTTATGCGGAACGGATGACCATGCGAATGACAAACGGCTGTATTCAACAGCAGGACAATCTCTCATGATATTTAATGATGATTGTGGACGAGAGTGTACTTATAATATTAAGTTCACATAAGGAGAGCGATACTCTCCTATTTTTATGAAAAGAAAGGTGAAAATTTTTGATAGACAATTATGAGAAGATTACAAAAATAATATCTCTAACCGCAGACGAAGTAGATTTATTGGTTGAAATGCTTGTGTGCAAACCAGCGGTGTGTAATGGCGAGGAGATCACAATAGAAGGATTACTGGAAAAGCTAGAATAGCTTAAAAAATATATAGGAAAGTGAGGTGATTCTATGGCAAAAAGAAGCAAGCGAATCAATCTGCATGACGACGAAAAATTCAAATTAGTTAATCCGGAAACGTTGAAATTATTTCAAAAATATCAAATTGATATGTCTATCCGTGTTTTATCTAAAAATACAATTGACCAGTACAATTCAGATTTAATGCAATGGTTCATCTATATGTATGATAAACAGTTTAACTTATCAGTTTTGGAGACGATAGATGAGGATATAGAGGAATATTATTATTTTCGAAAACAAGAAGGTAATAATGTTAATCGCCAAAAGAGAGTTATGTCTTCTATTTCTGCTTTTTATAAATTCCTCCGCAAGAAGAAAATAATCAAAGAATCACCAGTGGAATTCATTAAAAGGCCAAAGTCCGGACAACCTATTATTGCACAAACATATTTGACTAAGGATCAGGTTCAACTAATGCGTAATAAGTTAGATGAACACGGAGACATCCAACTGAGTGTGTATGCACTTCTATCTCTAACCACTATGGCAAGAGTAAATGCCGTTGCAAATCTAAAATGGGAACAAATAGATCTTGGGAATAGGGTATGTAATAATGTTTTGGAAAAAGAAGGGAAAATTGTAGAACTTTCCTTTTCTGTAGAAGTTAAAGAATTACTCGGAAAACTTTTGGAATATAGAAAAAGCAATAGGATCGAAGATTTTGGATGGATCTTTGTAACTCCGTATGTAACAGAGAATAAGCCGATCAGTAACGGAACCCTGAATGACTGGTGCAAAACCATTGGGAAAATGATAGGAGTTCCGACTCTTCATCCGCACGACTTTCGTCATTCATATGCCACATTACTCAAAAATGAGGGCATGAGCCTCGAAGATGTTTCTATGCTTCTAAATCATTCCGGTACGGACGTTACAAAAAAATTCTACATAAAGACGGATACATCTAAAGTGCGTAAACTGAAGGATAGCTTCGTCATATAAATTCAGTATTTCAAAGGAGAAGAAGTTAAACCACTTTTGGTTAAATTCAAATGTTTATCCGCTCACTGGCATGCGGATCTCAAATAAGTGTCCAGATTCAAATGTTTTTTCCGCTCACCGTCATGCGGAATTTAATAAAATGGACGGGCTCAAATATTTTTTTGCTTTAGAAAGAACCGCTTTAATGGTATGGCAGAAGGACTGATGGCGCTCAGTCCTTTTGTTATTTTATTTGCACTAGTAATTTAGCGGAAAAATCCCAGATTTCCACTCTGGTTACGAGAGTTCGATTCTCTTCTAGTGCTTAGTTCTATAGTTATTCGAGAGAAAGGAGGTTGAGAAGGATTGGCTCAAAAGACAAGAAATAAAATAGCGAGTGGTAAAAAAACATGTAGTAACTGCAACAAAGAAAAAGCTTATAATCAGTTTTATACAGCCACTAATCCACAAGCATCATCAGGCGGCGGTGTTGTAAATATTTGTAAAATATGCGTCAAAAAGGAATCCATAGATTCTGACGGAAGTTTGAATGTTGAAAAATTCAAAAAAATGCTTTCACTAATGGATAAACCATATGTAGAAAAGTGCATTAATTCGGCTATTGCGGAGAGCAAGACGGCGTTTGAGGAGGGAAAAGGCAGAAAGGATGTAATTGGTAATTATTTCAGAATAGTTGGATCACTTCCGCAGTATCAAAATGTATCTTTTCTTCAGTCTCTCCAAATGCAAGACGGAGGCATACTTGCATCAGTGACCTCCGCATTGAACAACCCAAAAGAAAAAGAAGAGATTTACGTCAGGCAAGTCGATGATTTTACTGTTACGGAAGATTTATTGAATTTGTTTGGAGAAGGATATACAAAAACAGAATACCGTCTTATGAATAGCAAATATGATAAACTCAAAATTAACTACACAATTCAAACAAACTTGCATCAAGAGGCTCTTGCTACATATGTAAGATTTAAAGTCAAGGAGGAATTAGCTACTGCTGCCGGAAACGTCTCTGATGCTGAAAAGTGGAATAAAGCAGCTCAAGAAGCTGCGGATAAAGCGAAATTAACACCAAAACAACTTACACAAGCTGATCTTCAGGGTGGGATAAATAGCTTTTCAGAAATTTTTAGAGCTGTGGAACAGGCTGTTGATGTCGTCCCCATACTTCCACGGTTTAAATATCGTCCAAATGACGCAATTGATTTTATAATTTGGTGTTATATAAATTACGCTAGGGATTTGCAAGGATTGCCGCAGTGTAAATATGAGGATGTATACAAGTTCTATGATAAAAAGAAGCAAGAATATATCTCTCAATATGGAGATCCTTATGGAATATTTGATGACGATCCCAGTGAGGATTTACGTTTAAATATAAAAAAATTCATAACGCTCCCATCTGATTATGATGAGGATGGTGATGAAGAGTGACTAAAGATCAAATTTTGGCTTTACAAGACTCCTCTGTCTTTGGCAAAAACCTATATAAATATGTTGAATTTTCTAGTTGGTTTTCATTTTATCCTGATTTATTTCTTGATTTAATAACGCCAGAAAAAGGCGGGATTAAACTTCATCCCGACCAAAGGGTATATCTGCGTTCAATAATGCGATTTGTCAGTACATATGGGGTGTTCCCCAGAGGGTGGGGAAAAACTTTTGATGAAGTATTGGCTATGTTTTTAGTGGGCATGCGCTTCCCCGATATTGAACTCGCACTTACAGCGCAAACAAAAGAAAATGCCGCAGAACTATTAAAGGATAAATTTTATGAAATTATAAAGTTTTATCCTATGCTTGAGAATGAATTATCGGATAAGCCCAAGTTTTCAAAAAATGATGCTGAAATAAGAATCAAAAGTGGAGCTAAAATTGATGTGCTGGCAAATGCTCAATCTAGCAAGGGGCAGCGTAGGAAAAGAGTGAATATTGAAGAATCTGTCCTGTTAAATGATGCATTGTACCAAGATGCCTTAAAGCCTATTGTGGAAGTTCCGCGATATACAATTGGTGATCTTGCTGTTGTTAATCCAGAAGAATTAAATCAACAAATAAACTTTTTTTCAACATCTGGGTTTAGAGGATCAGACGAGTTTCAAAGAAGTATTCGAATGCTAGATAATATGATCAACCTAAAAGGAGAAATGGTTCTTGGAGCAAGCTGGTTTCTCGCCTGTTGGTTTGGACGTGGATCAACTAAGAGCCAAATCCTAGAAAAAAAAAGAGATATGTCGCCACTTGCATTTGCCCAGAACTATGAATCAAAGTGGGTCGGAAGCTCAGATGGAGCATTAGTAAATATTAACAAACTAATGAATTGCAGGACGCTTACCACTCCAATGATTAATTATAATAAGCAAGATGAAGAATTTTACTTAGGGGTAGACGTGGCAAGATCTCAAAAAACAAGCAATAATCAATCTTCTATTGCCACTGGACGAGTAATTAGAAATAGGGATACAAATAGAATTTTATCTATTGAAATTCCCAATATCATCACAGTTTCCAATGCATTAAATTTTACAGCCCAAGCTTGTATAGTAAAAAAATACAAGAAGAATTTTAATGCAAAAGCAGTAATTGCCGATGGCAATGGCTTGGGGGCGGGGCTTATAGATGAATTATTGAAGGAATCTTATGATCCTATTACTGGAGAATGTATGGAGTGCTGGGATACCATGAATACTGATAATGCCCCAGAAATTAAGGGATCTGAAAAATGCTTGTTTGATATGAAAGCCCAATCATTTCAAAGCAAAGTTATTACTTCATTTATTGATGTTGTTGATAGCGGAAAACTAAAGTTACTTATGAAAAAACGGGAGTCAGAATTTACACTCAGGGACAGAGAAAACATGGAACTAAATGTTTTGCCGTTCATACAAACCGAACTATTATTTGAGGAAATAGCAAACCTTAAATTAAAACATATGAATAACGGCGCTATTTCTATTGAAAAAGTAGTACGAAAAATTGACAAAGATAGATTTTCTGCTCTGGCATATCTGATATTCTATATAACTGAGTATTGTACGACTATAAAGAAGAAACGGAATTCAATTGAGGACGCCCCGATTCTGTTTCGAACCCCAAAAATATATTAAATATAAAAGAAAGAAAGGAGGAATACATTGGAACATGTAAAACTTACTGAAGAACAAATTCAAAGGCTAGAAAAATATTCCCGCTTGAATTTCGCAAACCTAAAAAAAAGTGTAATTAAAGATCTAATCCAAGGTCGAAATGAAAGTTCTCTCTATAAGAGATATCCTATAGAAAGCATAATTAACATGCTTGAACGCCCCGAAAGAAACGAAAAATCTTTACGAGAAATGAGCAATTATCTATATATCACTTCGTCGCATTATCGCAGATTAATTTCCTATTATGCCAATCTTCCAACTTTCAATTATATGGTCGTTCCAGTTAGGCTTCCTGAAAAGAAAAATAAAACTGAGTACAAGAAAGCGTACTATCAGACAGTGTTTGAATTTGAGAAATATAATATTAAGTCTGAACTACCGAAGATATTAACAGCCTGTTTGTTGGAGGGTGTTTTTTATGGGCTTATTTACGAATCAAAAGATACATTTTATATAAAAGAGTTCCCATCTGATTATGCTGATATTGAATATATTGAAGATGGTTGCTATATTCCAAGTATAAATTTAGCTTATTTTAATAGCAGGCAAGATCAACTGCCCCGATATGGAAGCGAGATTGAAAAGGCGTATTTGGAATATAAAGGTGATCCGAAACGTGGAATTAAAGGGGATCAGAAGAAAAAATGGTTTTCCCCATCAAATGGAATCTGTATAAAAATGGATGAAAGCAATCTATTATACAGTATCCCATTTTTCTGTGGTATTTTTAAGGAAATTCTAGATCTTGAGGATTACCGTCTGCTTACGAAAGCCAAAAAGGAAATGGACAACTATAAAGTTCTTACAATGAAGATGGACACAGATGATGATGGAATCCCAAAGATGGAGTATGACGTTGCAGTAAAATATTATGATCAAGCAGCCGTAAATATCCCAGAAAGAATAGGGCTCATTTTGACTCCGTTTGAGATGAATGATTTTTCATTTAAATCTCCTAATGCCTCAGACACAGATACGGTTACGGATGCACAAAATAATCTTTATGGATCTGCTGGCGTATCTCCTCTCCTATTTGGAAGTGCGAAAGCTACATCCTCTGCAGCTCTTTCCCTGTCTGTAAAACCGGATGAAAAAATATCCTTTGATTTAATTCACCAAGTAGCCAGAAACTTTAACCGAATTCAAAAGAAAAAAGATCTACCATATGAATTTGCGCTTAAGTTTTTAGAACAAAGTATTTTTAACCAAGATGAATTTTCAAACAGAGTATTTAAAGGCGCTCAATACGGTGTTGACGGCGCAAAACTTCTATTCTCCTCTTCTATTGGGATCTCTCCCAGCGACTCCGTAACTCTTGCTTATCTGGAAAATGATATTCTTGGATTGACTAAAACTTCATTTAATAGGCCGCTTAAGAGCTCAAATACAATGTCGGGATCTTCAGACGATGACGGAGGACGCCCAACTAATCAGAGTCAGGGAAAACAATTGACTGAATCAGGAGAGCAAACTTCTGAAAGCGGACAAAATGATAACCGTTAGGTTGGTGATGATATGAAAAATTTAATTAAGATTTTAGATCCTGAAAAGGCAGAGGAACTTATAGCCATAGGATTTAAATATACCCTAGAAAGTATAAACAATAATACAGTTTATGCTTTTTTTGTTTGTCCTGAACTTATCAATTATTTAAATTCTAATTTTACGGCAAACGACTTCTTTTTAGAAAACGTGCTTCGTTTTTAGCATGAGAAAGGAGGTAAAAAGAAAGAAAATGCAAAACAATAAAACATCTTTATTTTGTAGTTCAAAGCTTACGTCATTTGAAAAAATAAATGAGAATTTTCTAAAGGCCAAATGTTATGTAATGTCATTGGGGAAAAACAGAAATAAATCCCACTTTTCAAAGGAAAATGTTAATAAGGCATATTCGTCTTTAGCTTATGTCCCGGTTATCGGGCATTTAATGAAAGACGATAATGGCAATTATTATCTTGGGGGACATGATTTTAAGATAGACCTTAGTAATGGATTTAATTTAAAAAGTCAGTGTATTCCATTTGGAGTTGCTATTCCATCTCCCGATCCAGTCTATGAATGTGTCGAGGAAGACGGGAATACTACTGAGTATTTGGTTTGTGATGTTGCAATCTGGATAGGTCGTTTTCCAGAACTTGCAGATGCGTTTTATAGTAATGACTTTTATACATCTCAATCAATGGAAATTTTATATGGTAAATCTGAACCGTTAAAAGATGATACGGATTATACGGATATTATTGATTTCTCATTTGATGCTCTATGCATGTTAAATAAATCAGATGATCCTAAATTCAATGTGGAACCGTGCTTCCCAAGCGCATCAATTAAACCAATTGCATATGGCTTTATCAAAGAAGAATTTTCTGAACTTATGAATGAACTTAAAAGTGATCTGAGCTTATATTTTGAACAAAATAAAGTGAATGAAGGAGGTAGCAATTTGAAGGAAAAGGATGAAATTCTTCAAAAATATGACAAGAAAACCGAAGACTTAGATTTTTCTATTGAAGAAATGTCGTTAGAAGACTTAGAACTTAAAATGGAAGAATTATATGGTGAAAATAAGGAAACATCTTCGTTTTCTACTACATATCGCCAAAAAAGAGACGCTTTATCAAATGCTTTAGATCCGGTTATTATTACTGACGCAACTGGAAGTGTTATTAGTGAAACTTATTTTTGGGTTGAAGATTTTTGCGACGAATATGTGTATGTTGAGAAAGATTATTGGACAAAGACCGATTATGAAACAAAATATGGGCGATATTCTTACACGTTTGATGACGCAAAAATAGAAGCTTCAATTACAAGCGATTTTGAAGAAATGGTTAAGGTATGGTTGACACTCGATGAAAGAACAAAAATTGATGAAGACAGGGCAAAATATGAAGTTCTATCAGAGGAGTATTCTTTATATCAGAAAGAACACTCTTTTTTAAATTCTGAAGTTGAAGAATTAAAAACTTATAGAAAAGCAGCGGAAGATGCAATTTTTTCTGAGTTTAATGAGAGAATTGGCGGTACTAAAGAATTTGAGGAATTAAAAGAGAGTTCTGCCGACTATTCAATTAAAGATCTTAAGAAAGAATGCTTATGTATTGTTGGCTTTTACGCAACGATCAGCAAGCCCCAAGAAATTAAATTCCAAGTTGATAGAAGCCATGAGGACAACGATGAGCCCTATGGTGGACTAATGAGGAAATACTTAAACAAGTAAAGAAAGTGAGGAAAATGTAATGGCAAAGGCAATTGTTAGATTAGATAACGTGTCTGCAACTAGAAATGGAGCGCTTATTAAAAGTGCTAAATATATGGGCAGCGGAACTACAGAGGCAGCTATTGAGAATGGTAGCCTTGTAGCTATCGGAGGACTAATGGACGGGCAGCGAGAAGTCCATGCAGCAATAACTCCTACGGCTACTACTGGTTATTTTGGATTGGTATGCACCCCAGAAGTAGAGTATGACGAAAGTGGTTATCATGGTCTGGACACATACGAGAATAAGTCTGGGGACACTATTCGGACGATTATTCTTCAGACCGGAGATATTTTTTCAGTAACCGAAGAGGCATTAAGCGGAACTCCGGCTAAAGGAAAAATCGTAGAACTGCAGGCTGGAACTAAAGGCAAGGTCGTAACTACTGTTACTGCTGGCTCAACCAAGGTTGGGGAAATAATTGCTGTAGAAACAGTTGGACGTTTTACCTACTATGTAATCGAAGTTAAATAATTTTAGGAAGTGAGGATAAATTTAATGAACAAAGATTTAATTAAAATCGCTGTAGATGCATATAAAGGGCATGTTGTTGGGAATTATTCCGTAGATGATTCAATGGAAGCCCTTCGTCTAGCTCTAATCGAAGCGAATGGTGGATCTACAAAGCTTGACTACAGAGCATTCAGGGATGGCAAATGTAATGGAGTCTTCGCTATTGTTGAAGAAATACTTAATAAGACAGTTATCGAGGGACTTCCTGAAAGTTGTCCTCTTTTTAATTACGTAGATTTTCGTAATCTAAAAGAAGGCGACAGTAATGTCTTTGAATTGCGGGATACTGGATTATTTATCGTTGCAGATATTGCCGATGGTACCCAGGGGTTAAGACGCCAGAGACTGGCCGGTGGTGAAGAAATCACCGTAAAAACCCAGTTAAAGGGAATTAAAATCTATGAAGAACTGCGACGTGTTCTTTCGGGAAGAATTGATTTTAATGAATTAATTGATAAGGTTTCCGAATCGTTCAAGTTGTATATTTCAAACGATATTTATGATGCAGTTGTCGCTGGATTCAATGGTCTGGTAGCTCCATACTCTCAGGCCGGTTCTTTTGACGAAGGTACATTGACTGAGATCATCGACCACTTAGAGGCAGCTACAGGAATGAAGGCTATGATACTTGGTGCCAAGCAGGGGGTCCGCAAAATCACAGGTGTTAAGGGGTCTGATTCCGATTCTGCAAAGGAAGATTTGTATGCAATGGGATATTATGGAAAGTTCTATACTACCCCTATTGTTGTAATGCAGAATGGGCATAAGCACGGTACAACCGACTTTATTCTTGGAAATGACCTGTATATAGTTGCAACAGATGAAAAATTCATCAAGTTTGTTACAGAGGGAGACACCCTAATTATACCGGGAGATGTTTTAGGCAATGATGACTTGTCCCAAGATTATTTGGTTGCAATGCGGTACGGAATGAAGTGCGTAATGGCAACACAGTTTGGATGCTATAAATTATCATAATTGAATTATTGAGGAGCCTGTAAAAAAATGGCTCCTCTTCGAATAAAAGGAGGAACTAAATGCCTGGACTAACAAAAGAACAGATTAAAGAAAAGGAAATTGAAAGAGAACAAAAGTTGCGCGATGAGATTCGCAGAGAATTAGAGAAAGAATTGAAATTATCAGATGGGGCGACTAGCACTAAGCCGAAATCAAAAAAGATACCACTTGATCTAGAAGTGCCTGTAATTAATGCCCATAATGGTAAATTGATTTTTACGTCTAAGAAATCAAATGGATATTCCGTTGAATGGGATGAACACGGAATGACGGAGTATATGGAACTTGGCGAGTTATTATCAATGAGAAATACTGATAAGAGATTCTTTGAAGAAAATTGGATTGTATTGGGGGATACCGATGATTATACATCTGAAGAACTGTATAAATTCTTGAAGGTTGATAAACTTTACAAGAATATCTTCTCTCCCCATGACTTTGATGAATTTTTCAAAAAATCACCAGAGGAAATGATTAAAATTATCGGAACATTATCTAAGGGTATTCGTGCATCTATTGCTTCTAAAGCACAAGAAATGATTATTAATGGAACGCTTGATTCCAACAAAAAGATTGAAGCTTTAAGTGCAGTTCTAAATGTAGAGTTTTTTAAAGAATAATTTGTGGGGGGATTAAAATGGATACTTCTTATGAGTATATATTCTCTGAATTTAAAGACAAAATAACAGATCCAGATTTGTTGCTTTTTGCTGCTGATTTGCAATTTGAAACACTACTCTCACTTATGAATAAAGCAATTGCTCGATGCAAAAGAGCTGTTTCTAAGGCTGTTGATTTGGAAGATAGAAATAATGAACTTGCTCAATACAACAATTCTTTAACGGACGAAGTGGTTGACATTATAACAGAATGGATGACTGTATTTTGGTTGCAACCATATGTTAACAATTTAGAAAATCTCAAAAACCATATTAATACAAAAGACTTTAACCAATATTCTCCGGCAAACCTTTTAGAAAAAATTGGAGATAGGTATGACAAATCAAGAAAATATGCGAGAGGTCGTACTAATGAATATTCCTTCTTGGTTGCTGATATGAAGGAGTTAAAAACATGATTGATGTAAAGTATGGGCTCATCCCGGAGGAAAACTTTTGTAGATATTTCAATTTTTTAATTAACAAAACTTATAAGATTCTGCCGATGAAGGAAGAAAACTCATCGACATTAAAAGCATACTTGGAGAGCTTTTTAAGGGAATTAATTGGCAGTAAAGAATTAATTTCTGTATTGGTAAATGAACCGAGCTTTATCTCCGTTTTAAATACGATGCAATTTTTGATATCGGAGGAATATTCAACGCAGATATGCAAACAAGAAGTATTTAAATGTATTCATATATTAGAGGATATAAGTAAAAAATGCTTTCAGCAAGGGGGTTGATTTATGGATAGATATTCGGCAAGAATCAATCTTCATGGAAAAACACAAAGAGAACGTAACTTAAATCGCCTAAGAGATAATTTGCTTAATCAAGTAGGGGAATCCTTATCCCATAAAGATGTAAAGCTGAATGGGGTAGAAACAAAGTTAACTATTAACAGCGGAACTAAGCCATATTTTAAAGAATTTCAGTCATTGCCGGGTCAGAATATTGTAGTGGGTGACTATATTGAATGGGCAAATAGAACATGGCTGGTGTATGAAGCAGATTGTGATGATGAGGTGTATATTGACGGTAAGATCTATGAGTGCAATTATACCCAGCGTTGGCAAAATGAGTCTGGCAAAATTATAGAGCGCCCATCTTTTGTGTTAAATGCGAGCGCCTATAATAATGGGGAAGAGAGTAATAAGACCTTTACTCTTGCAACGAATCAGTTTATGGTTTATATGCCACTGGATGAAGAGACGTTAAAATTAAAAAATGGGCTTCGTGTATTTATGGATTATGACCAAGAATCCCCAAGCACATATAAGTTAACTCGTCCCGATAAAGTGTCTGGCAAATTTGGTTCAAAAGGAGTTACTAATTTTATCTATACGCAATGTGAACATCTTCCAGGAAAAGATCATATCGACCTTATGCTTTGTGACTATAAAGAAGTCCCCACTCTCCCACCCCGCTCCGATGAAAGTAACGATTCATTGGCTGAAATTTCTTGTAAATCTCCAGTAGTTAAAATAGGCGCACTGCCTAGTAGATTTTATGCTATTTTTAGAGATGAAAATGGTAGCGAAGTAGAGGGAGTGAATTCTGTGTGGAATATTGAATCAGATTTTGATGACAAGCTAATATCCACGATAAATAACTCATGTATTATGATAAGCGTTAATGATATGAATCTTGTAGGTGAAAAATTCAAGCTTACATTGTCAGATTCGGATGATATGTTTGAACCATTCGAGTTAATTGTTTTAATTGAAACAATATTTTAGAGGAGGAGGACATGCATGCCAAATAGTTCAACGATTTCCTCTTTAAAAAATAAAATTATGGAGTCTATGGTTAACAACGAGACTCTATTTTATGCAATAAACAGTCCAACAATAAAAAATTTTGAAAATGCATCAGAATTAGCCTATACCCATATTTTCCCGTATGCACAAAACCCTGAAACGATTAAAGATGCTACAACCTTCATTACAATAGAAGTTGACATTTTAGAAGCTTATGGCCCCGACCAACAATGGGTTAAACCCACCCTCATAATAAATATTATATCAAGTGAAAAGTGTATGAAAGTATCGAATATCCCAAAAGTCACAGCCAATAGAAATGATTATATATCTCAGTTGATAGACAATATGTTCAACGGGCGTATGGACTTAGGATACGGGCCTCTTACATTATTTAGGAATACTGGTGGATCTTTAATGTCGGGATATTTGTTTAGGAATATGGTTTTTAAGACTAAAGATTTTAATGATTCGTTGTGTGGTAAATAGGATGAACTATAACGATGATTTGAGAATATTCCGTGGGGGAGATTTTATAGTAAATGATCACATAAAAATACACCAGCCTACACTTGGTGAAATATGTGACTTTGGGGAGCGAAAGTATTTTTCATTAGTCCACAATATTACAGCTACTCCAACTGATTGTAAATACCAATTATCACAGAGCGGTCTGGACTGGAATGTGATCGATGACTTCGAATTATTTATAATGATCTATCGAAGCCTTGATTTTGAAGACACCCGTATACTGTTTGGAGATTTAAATTTTCAAGATTATGTACTTGCAAAAAATAGTCAAAACGAAGAAATCTGTTTGCTCAACGAGCATACTGGCGGCATTATTGACAGGTTAATCTATGAAATAATAGTGGATTATATTCGAAGCGCCCATTATATTAGCAAGAATGTTGAAAGAGCAATGACGGAGACGACAAAAGAGGTGCTATTGGAAGAGGCAAAAGAAATCTTTGAAATGTCTCAAGATAAAGAGTACAAATCATATTTAGTCCCGTTGATATCTACCTTACTAAATATGCCCGGCTTTAATTATAATCATTCAAGCGTTTGGGATTTAAAAATTAATGCATTTATGGATTCTGTTGGACGGATGCAAAAAATCAAGAATGTTGATCTTCTCTTACAGGGTGGATACTCTGGGGGAATAGATCTTAAAAAAGTAAACAAAAAGGAACTAAACTACTTTTCCGAGCTTGGCTAGGAGAGTTTTTTTATTATAAGGAGGATTTTAACTATGTCATTTGATTTAAACAATTTCGTAATTGACCGTGTACGCAGAGGCACGATGTTTAGCGATACAACCGGAGAAGTTCTGTGGTCAATTACTCAGGTGAAGGACGCATCTCTTAAAATGAGTGGTGAAACTGTAGATGCAACGGATGCCATTGGTTCTATTATCACGCAGTTTGACCGCGCAAAGAATGCGGAATTTACCGGCAGCAATGCTCTGTGGGATCTTGGACTGTCTGCAGCACAGTTTGGTAGTAAGAAAGAGGTTGCTAGTACTGGTAATACAATCTCGACGCCAGCATATGCCCAGTTAACAGTAAGTGGGGGCAAGGTCGTTCTTCCTAGAATCCCTGTTGGTACGACCGGTTCTGAAATTAAATATATATATGGGCTGAATGGTGACTCTACTCTTGGCACTAAGTATAGTTTGGGTACTACTATTTCTGCCACGGAATTTACACTGAATGCCGCAACAAAGACCATCACCGTCCCTACTGGTGTAACTGGCGATATCGCAGTATTCTATGAGTATGCCGCAACAGAGGCAATTAAGCTTCAGAATAATGCAGTAGACTTCCCTACTGCTGGACGGTTTGTTTTAGAGGTTATTGGGAAAGACACCTGTGACCAGTCTGCTACCTATGTTGCTATGGTTGTATTCCCGAAGGCCAAGCTGAAAATTGATTCGGATTTAGGTTTCCAGACCGATTCCGCACATTCTTTCACAATGACCATGATGCAGGATTATTGCGATCTTCAAAAGAACCTGTTCAATATTTATATCGCGAAATAATTTATAGAACAAAGAGGGGATAGAGATATCTCCTCTTTTTATAAAGGAGCAAAGTATGGAAAAAGCAAATCATTGGTGTTCTGTATGCGGTAAGGGATATTGGGCTTGTGATACTTGCACGGAAATTAGAAGTTTCACCCCGTGGCGTTCTATTACGGATTCAATTGAGCACTATAAAATTCATCTACTCGTAACCGACTATCTTAATGGGAACATTAAAAAAGAGGAAGCGGGTAAGAAGTTAAAAGATATTAGCTACGATCTTCTTGAATTAAAAGAGGGCGTTAGAGATGTTATTAAGGAAATTCTTTCGACTACGGATATGTATCGCAAGAATAATTTTAAGAAGTAAAAATTTTGAATAGTTAATTAGTGTGGTTTTAATCATAGGGAT